GGAAGCGATGGAATACAAGGACACGAGCATTTTATCGTCCGGGACATTATGCCGTCCAAGAAGGTAATCTACGGACACATCGAGGGCATCAGCCAGTAGCACGACATTATCGACGGTCGGTGTTCGCAGTCCATTGAGGTAGCGTGAGATTGTAGCGGCAGTCACACCGGAAAGAGCGGCAAGGTCGTTACCGTTCAAATGGTGTTCCTGCATACAATGCGAAAGACGCTCTGAGAATTTGTTAATATCCATAGGCGTAACCGGAGATACCGGTACCACGTATGGAACAGTCTAAAAGTTTCTTGCACTCAGAGTCCGTAAGCGGACCGTATGAGTGAACCAATCCGAACAACTGCAGGTCAGTGAGCATAAGCCGGTGCTGCAGGTGCCGGATCTTTGCTACGACACCGTAGGAGCGGTTCCTGGTGCCGCGATTGCAACTGTCACAAAAAGAGGAGAGATAAAGAAGTAATGCAGCGGCATCGTTCCCGGACCTCTCCTCATTGCGTGCCAGCTCAAAGTATTTGTTATTCATAGGCACATCTCCTCAGTACCGGCCGTAAAGTCGGTACCATTCTAAACTGATAATCTTTTTTCTTTGTCGAGGTATTTCTGAGACTCTGTATAGGCTTTCAGAAATCCCTTGAGTTCCCCGATAAACTCAAATTGTTTGTTCTGTGGCAATGCCCGGTACAATTCGAGAAGTTCGTCCTCTTCTGCAGTGGTGAGCTTGCGGGCAGGAGCCTCTTCGCCGGTCAATAGGTAATGAACTGACACGCCCAGGAAGTCTGCAATCGGTTTGATGTATTTCGCTGGCGGGTCGCTATTGCGAGTTTTCCAGGTAGACATCGTAGATGTCCGAATGCCGAGGCGGTCGCACAAATCAGTAGCCTTTTTGTCCGTTTTTTCAAGGGTTTCAGTGATTCTTTCGATGATTTCCATAGGCAACCTCCGTGGTAAAAATAATACGCAAATAAGAGTAAAAACATTTACAAACTCGCAGATACGTGCTATAATAAATATATGAAATACAAAACAACTCAAAGTTGCGAGCCGAGAGATTGTGCTTGTATTTCGTGCGTCTGTTTGCGAGTTTGTAAAGAGGTTTACTTACATTATAGCACGCAAATCAGAAAAGATAAATAGTTTTTACACAAATGCGAGAAAGGAGTGAAACGCAAGCATGAAGCAGGAAACATCACAGTGGGGCAAAGCTGTTAAAAAAGCAGTAATCGACCACGATATGACATTGAAGCAGCTGGCCGAAAAAATCGGTTACAGCAATGCGACTGTTTCCCAGGTAGTCAACGGCAGATATTCCAATTCAAGTTACAAGGTAATCGCTGAGAAGATCAACGAAGTGCTTGGAACGGAAGGACTGCCGGAGAGAACCGAAACACCGTCCGATGAATGGTGTCAGACAGTGAAGGTGGAACTGGTAAAACAGAGCATGACCGTCAATGAGCTGGCGAAGCAGCTGGATGTCTCCAGGGATCGGCTGTCACTGGTAATTAACGGCAAGATGATGAACGAAGCAATCGTAAGCGGGGTGAATAACCTGCTCGGAATCAACCTGGTCGCTGTTCCAGCTGATAAGTAAATTATAGCGGAAGGGTAGGTAACAAGAAATGGGAAGAGGCCCTACAAACGAGAACACAAATATGTATTTCCAGGCCAGGAAAAAGGCGGCAACATACAACGAGAGACTATGGAGCCGTGAAGGAGCTGCAGAACTGTTGGGAATATCGGTTTCAACATTGGCAGATTATGAGCTTGGCAATACGAAGGTTGTCCCGGTGGACAAGGTGGTGCTTATGGCTGACCTCTACAATGCCCCGGAATTGATTACTGGGTACTGTATGCGAGAATGCCCGGTACACGGATTCCTACCACTGGCAACCGAAGAGAAAAGTTTAGAAGGAATTGCATTAAGGCTTTTGCAGAACTTCAATGAGGATTCATTGAAGAATATGCGAGACAGTCTGATCGAGATAACTGCAGATGGAAAAATCACAAAGGATGAATTACCAGCCTTGGAAAAAATCGTTGGGCAGCTCGAAAAGATGGCAGAGGTAATAAGCGAAATGAAAATTGCCGGAGAGAAGTATTTGAACGGCAAGTAAGCCGGAGCAACGCCGGAAAGGAGTTCAGAATTGAAGAAAGCAAGTAAGCGAAGAATATTGTTTGCGGCAAGAATGGCAACGATGGTCGGAGCTGCCTGTTTTGCAGTCAGTGGCATTTCAGAAACGCTCGGGCAGGAGAAAGAAAAAAGCCGGCCGGTCTACATAGCCACAGAGGAAGTGGCAGAGACGACGTATACGCCGGAAGTTGAAGAGGCAACACAGCCAACGGAGACAGCAAAGGCAGTTGAGACAGAAGAACCGTTGATTGCAAGTATGGATTGGGACAAGGACGATTCCTACCTGCTATGTAAGATAGCGATGGCCGAAGCTGAGAGCGAAGGTGTGAAAGGAAAGGCACTGGTTATGCTGGTAGTCCTCAACAGGGTTTGGAGCAATGAGTTCCCGGACACAATCGAGGAAGTGATTTTTCAGAAGAACCAGTTCAGTCCAGTTGCAAACGGAAGATACGATGCAGTAGAGCCGGACGAGGAGTGTTACGAAGCATTGAAGCTGATCCAGGTAGACCATTGGAACGAAAGCCAGGATGCTTTGTATTTTGAGAGCAAGAGCGACAGTAAGTGGCACAGCGAGAATTTGGAATTTCTTTTCAAGTACGGCAAGCACTACTTCTATAAGTGAAAGGAACAGGTGGTATGAGAAGATTTAGAAAGAAAGTCAGAAGATTTGTGAGACTGTATTGGTTTTGGGTAAGCCTGGGACTGGTCCTCACAAAAGTATCGGTTGAAGCAGCGTACATCGAGAGAGGATATAAAGCCTACGGCAGCGAGTGGCTGGTTTTACCAGTGGTGATGATCGTCGGATATTTTGTAAATGAGGCGAGAATGTACCTGCCGGACTTCATCGAAGAATGGAGAGAGGAGAAAACCTATGAGCGAAGAGTTGCAGAAAATCGTAGACGAGTACAGAGAGAAAGAAATTCACATCTCAGATGAAGAGGCTGAGCAAATCTTATGGTTGTGCAACCGGAAGATGGATATATGCAAGATTGAGAACAGAGAGGAATACCTGCCGTTGTTATTCAAGGACGAGGTTAAGAACTATCTGTTCAGATGCTCGGTAAATGCTACGACGTTTTTGAGAAGATTGGAGGCAGAAGGAATATGTGTGCAGAATGCGGTATGAACCCATGCCATCCAAGATGCCCGAACGCACCGGAGCCGGTACCGGTTCACGAATGTGTGAAATGCGGGTATGGAATCCTGGCAGGAGATAAGTTTTGGGATTCTCCGGAAGGGAAGATTTGTGAAGAATGCGTGGATGATATGAGCGCAGAAGAAATATTAAAGTTGTGTGGCGAAAGTCTCACGGAAGCAGAAAAGGAGGAAAGGTAGTATGGCAGAACAGAATGCAGTGGCAACACAGCAGGGAACGCAGTTAAGTGTAGCAGCGCAGGTTAAGAGCATGATTTCCCAGGATGCAGTAAAGAAGAAATTTACGGAAGTCTTAGGGCAGAAAGCACCGCAGTTTTTGGCATCTATTACGAATGTGGTTGCTGGATCAGCACAGTTAAAGAAATGCCCGGCAACAACGATCATGAGTGCGGCGTTTGTGGCAGCAACCTACGATTTGCCGATTGACAGCAATTTAGGGTTTGCGGCAATCGTGCCTTACAACAACAATAAGTACAATCCGCAGACGAAACAATGGGAGAAACATCCGGAAGCACAGTTTCAGATGATGTATAAGGGATTTATCCAGTTGGCGATCCGCTCAGGATCTTATGAAAAAATGAACTGCTCTGTTGTTTATAAGGATGAGCTGGTTTCATACAATCCGATCACAGGAGAGGTTGAGTTTGTGAAAGATTTTTCAAAATGCACGCAGAGAGCCGAAGGAAAATCGGAAAATATTGCCGGTTATTATGCCTGCTTTAAGTTATTAACCGGTTTCAGAAAAGAACTGTTTATGACAACAGCAGAAGTAGATAACCATGCCCGCAAGTATTCGACGGCGTATAGATACGACTTGGAAAACAACAAGAAGGGCAGCAAGTGGACGACAGATTTTGAGGCAATGGCATTAAAGACGGTTATTAAGATGCTTCTTAGCAAGTGGGGTATGTTGTCAGTGGATATGCAGAGAGCAATCCAGGACGATCAGAAAGTTTACGGCGAGGATGGCGATGGAAGTTACGGTGACAACCAGCCGGACATCGTAGAGGCGCAGGACCCGTTTGATAAGATCGAGCAGAAAGAAGAGGAACAGCAGATTGGTGGCTTAGATTTGGAAGAGGTTGAATAGGAGGAAGAAGAATGCAGCTGACATCAGAAAATTATTATAGCCAGGAGGCTAACCAGGAGTACATGAGCGTATCGGGGTATAAGGATTTTGCCGGAACCTACGGTAAGATGCCTTGTGAGTTCTATGGAATGGAGAAACTTAACGGACGCTGGCAGGATGAAAAGAGTACAGCGTTGCTGGTAGGAAGCTATGTAGACAGTTATTTTGAGGGAAGCCTGGATCAGTTCAAGAAGGACAATCCGGAAATCTTCACTCAGAAGGGAGAGTTAAAGGCAAACTTCAAGCAGGCAGAGGAGATCATCGCCCGTATCGAGCGAGACGAATACTTCATGAAGTATATGAGCGGTCAGAAGCAGGTCATTATGACAGGAGAACTGTTCGGGGCGAAGTGGAAGATCAAGATGGACTCATACATTCCGGGAGTGGCTATCGTTGATTTGAAGGTCATGGCATCCATTACAGATTTGAAGTGGGTAAAAGACATCGGCTACCTCGATTTTGTCCGTTACTGGGGTTACGACATCCAGGGTGCGGTCTACCAGGAAATCGTGAGACAGAATACCGGCGAGAAGCTGCCGTTCTTCATTGCAGGAGCAACGAAGCAGACAGAGCCGGACATCCGCATTATCCACGTAACAGACAACTATCTGCAGGAAGCGTTGCACATGGTAGAGATGAATATGCCGAGAATCCTCAGAGTTAAGAATGGAGAGGTTGAGCCGGACAGATGCGAATTGTGCGATTGCTGCAGACACAACAGAGTCTTAAAGAAGCCGATCTCGATTATGGACTTAACAGCAGGCATTTAAGGAGATAGGCGGTGACTGAATGGCAGACAACAGAAAGTATTACTACCTAAAGCTGAAAGAGGACTTTTTCGACACGGACGAGATGAAGATTTTAGAGAGCATGAAGGACGGATATTTATACAGTAATATCCTGCTGAAACTCTATCTGAAAAGCCTGAGCAATTCCGGCAGGTTGATGTATAGAAATGTGATTCCGTACACGCCGGAAATCCTGGCAACTTTGACAGGGCACCAGGTAGGCACCGTCGAGAAAGCGTTGGATGTATTCAAGAAGCTGGATTTAATCGAGATGCTCGATAACGGAGCAATCTACATGATGGATATTCAGAACTTCATCGGCCAGTCGTCCAGTGAGGCTGACAGGCAGAGAGAATATTACAACCGCATGAAGGCCGAGAAGGAAGCACTGGCAGGAGAAAGCACAGAAACGCCGGAACTTCCGGAGCCGAAAGAACCGGTACTGCCTGCAGAACAGAAGTCAAACAAGGCGATTGGTAATTACACCACGGATTTCGAGGAACTGTGGGAGGCATACCCGAGGAAGGTTGATAAAGGGCAGGCATACAAGAAGTATAAGGCCCGCCTGGAAGATGGCTTCTCCCACGAGCAGTTGTATAAAGCGGTAAAGAACTATGCGGCACAGTGTAAGAAGCAGAGAACAGAGACAATGTACATAAAGCATGGCAAGACATTCTTAGGAGAGTCAACGCCGTTCCTGGACTATCTGCCAAAGGACAAGCCGGCACAGAGCGAAGCAGAGTACGACGACAACGAGAATCCGTTCGGAAGGAGTGAGTGACGATGAATTTGGATTTGCAGAAGGTTTTACCTGCAGAAGCATTTGAGACAGAGCAGAATGGGGGCGACTACATCGGAAAAGACGGACTGCTTTACTGCGGAGTCTGCAGAACCAAAAAGCAGACCAGGTTGCCAGCGTCGGATTTTACCGGCGGCAGGGAGATAATTGTTCCATGTATCTGTAAGTGCAAGGTTGAGGAGAACAAACGCAAGGAAGAGGAAGAAAAGAAGAGACAGGAAATGCAGCGTTTGGAAAGATTGAAAGCCAGCAGCCTTATGGACGCCAAGCTGAAAGCGGCAAGGCTGGACGGATACCAGGTGGACGGAGACAATCAGAAAATCTACAACCTCGCAGGCAATTACGTGAAAAGGTTTGACGAAATGTATGAGAAACGCCAAGGGTTGTTGTTTTGGGGGACGGTCGGAACCGGGAAGAGTTACACGGCCGCCTGCATTGCGAATGAGTTGCTGAATCAGATGATCCCGGTGGTTATGACATCATTCGTGAAGATACTGCAGAACATCCAGGGCAACCCAGACGAGGAAGAAAGAATAATGGCGGGACTGAATGCGGCAAAGCTGTTGATTATCGACGACCTGGGAGCAGAGAGAAGTACCGATTATGCGTTAGAGAAGGTGTACAACATCATCGACAGCAGGTATTTATCCGGAAAGCCGTTGATCCTCACTACGAATATGACATTGAAGGATATGCAGGAGTCAGAGGACATCCGATACAGACGTATCTATGACAGAATATTTGAGATGTGCTTTCCGGTAAGGTTTGCAGGCAGAAGTTGGAGAGAAAAGGCGGCGTCGAAGAGGTTCGATGCCATGAAGAATTTAATGGAGGAATGACAGCATGGGATTGATTAAGGTGGCAGAAATCAGCATTGACAAGCTGGAAGATCGCAAGACGGTTACGGCAATCCTGCACGAGAACGGTTATACCGTCGGGCCAGGAAAGAGAAAAAAGACAGAGACCGGAAAGCAGTTAGATTACTACTTGAAGGTGTATGTGGAGGAAGGCACAGATAAGTCAGAACTCTACAAAGCAACAAGCGGAAAAACGAAGGTGACAGCCAAGAAGGTGACGGATAAGATGTCGGCCGAGATTGGCGACAAGGCATAGGAGGCAGAAAGTGGATGAAGATATGAAGCAGATTCGTTTCACAATACCAGGACAGCCATTCGGGAAACAGAGACCGAAGTTTTCAAGAGCTGGGGCGTATGTTAAGACGTACACCCCGAAAGAGACCACCAGTTATGAAACTGGTACTTTACAGGAGAACAGAGAACCGGCTGTTGCGTGTGTGGCTTCGGGTGCCACTTAGAGCCGGTGCCAAACAGATTGCAGCGGTTGAGAACATCCGATAACGATAAGCACAGGAGAATGTGTGAGGGATGCCTGCAGATAAAAAATCACGGCATGACATATGAGCAGGCGTTGAATTACGCAGGAATACCAACGGAGGAGGTGCAGGAAGATGAATAGCAGGCCAGAGATCACGGTGATGTTGTCGCTCTCAATCCAGCGGCACATCTGCCCGAACAATGATCCGAGAATTTACTGGGCCAGGGAAGTGACTTTCGACTACGCCACTACGAATGCGGTGCGAGTGGATTTTATGAAATTCAAGCCGGTAAACAATACAGTGTCCGGCATAGAGAAGGGAGACTTCTACTGCTACGAGGTCAAGTCCTCAGTGGAGGATTTTCACTCAAAGAACGGTCACAACTTCCTGGGAGACTACAATTACTACGTGATGCCGGAGGAAGTGTACGAGCAGATCAAGAAAGAAATTCCATACCAGGTAGGCGTGTATGTTCCGGATGGAATGAACTACCGGGGTGAGTGGTACGACCTCAAAGCAATCAAGAAGGCAAAGAGGAAAGATAGAAGCAGACCAGTATCAGAAATGCTGTTGATGATGTTCCGGTCTGCAGCACGAGATAGAAAGAAGGTGTTGAGCGATGGACATTAAAAACAAAAACGAATTAAAGAGAAGGATAGACCTGTTCTTGCATGACTTCACGCCGAAAGAATATAAAATCAACGAAGAGTTTTGCAAGGAAACCATGAGAATGATGGCTGATTTTATCGGCCACGTAGATAACAGACTGGATTCGGCGAATGCCAAAATTATTGCCGGAAGGAAGAGAGAAAACGAACTGGCGGAATACATCCTCAAAGAGTGCCATTTCTGCCCGATCCCGGTTGAAGTTAAATGCCAGTATGGTTTCAGAGAGAACGGATGCAAGAAGTGCTTATTGAAACATACGGAATTGCTAGATAAACCAAGGGAGGACTGACGTATGGTGGTGAATGCAAAATGCAATCCCTGCAAAGAACCTACGAAATACGTGGCAGGGTTCTTCGATGGACCAAGGGGCAGGCGTGGATGCCTGTTTGATTGCAAAAATGAGCAGTGCGAGATTTATCAAGTGAAGAGATTTACAGAGTCGGAGGCAGTCAAGGAAAGAATTAAGATTCAGAACTTGAACAGTCAGAAGGGAATGCAGGCAGGCTATATTGCAGCACTGAGGAAAGATGCTAAAATAACAATGATGAAAATGTCACAGATCGCTGGATGCAGTCCTGCAGAGTACAGTTCCTACGAGCATGAACGGAAAGAGTTCGATCCGGAAATATACCGGAAATGCGAAAAATATCTGAAAAAGAAGGAAGGTGGAGGGCGATGCTGACGCTACCAATAAAAAAGAAGTGGTTTGATATGATTGTCTCCGGAGAAAAGAAAGAAGAGTATAGAGAAATCAAACCATATTACGACAGCCGGTTTATGAATGCGTTCGGTTTTCTCCTGGTAGGCGGACAGATGGTATATGGAGAGGCAGCACCGGAAGAAATCCGGAAGCCGTGGCCGGTACTAGTAGTATTCAGAAATGGGTACTCGAAGGATTCGCCGGAAGTTGTTTGCAAATGCACCCTGCAATTTGGAAAAGGCAAGCCGGAGTGGGGTGCGGAACCCGGCAAATTATACTATGTGTTGAAAATAGAAAAAGTGGAGGAGGTAAGAAATCATGTGTTACTGGGATGATGGAGATTATTTTGAGCCAAGCGAATTTGACGAGAAAATCGAAGAGTTAAAGAATGAGCTTAGAGAATCGGTAAAAAAAGGAAATCAACGATGAAATCGAGAAGCTGCGTAAAGAGAATAAGGAACTGCAGGGTATTAAGAGAAACTTCGAGTCAGTGAAGAAAGACTTTGAGAGAAAGAAAGATGAGTGCGACAGGGCGATACGGAATGCAGAAAGTAAAGCCAAGCAAGCCAGGTTGAAAGAGTTAATGGAACATTTCAAGGTTACTCTTTGGGCGGTAAGCTGGGACTATCGGTATAAAAAGAAATGCGATAAGTGCGACAAAAACAGAAGAATCCAGGTAGCATTGCCGTCCGGGAAAACCGTGGACGATGAGTGCAGCTGCAGAGTGAGCAAGAAGGTGTATTACCCAAAAGAGAATGTGCTATACGAATTAAGCGAGAGAAATAGAGAGTTCATGGCATGGTACATGGCGAAAGGAGACAGAGGAGAAGAGTATTTTGTTGGAGGCCCACGTGCTGAATATGCGAAGGTAGTAGTGGATCACAATAAGGATTTCAAAGAAATAGAGACAGAAGAATTGAGAAAAGTATTCTTCACAACGAAGGAAGAATGCCAGGCATTCTGTAATTATATCAATGGCACAGAAGTTTTGGGGTACGATTACAATGTTGAAGGTCAGCCAGTTGTGCAAAGAGAGGAGACGGAGTAGATGAACAAGGTAATTTTAATGGGTCGCCTTACACGTGATCCGGAGGTTAGATATTCCCAGGGAGAGCAGGCTACGGCAGTAGCTCGTTACACCCTGGCAGTAGATAGAAGTGGAAGAAACCAGGAGAACTCAGCAGATTTTATTCAGTGCGTTGCGTTTGGCAAGGCGGCTGAATTTGCTGAGAGATATTTGCATAAGGGAACGAAGATTGTACTGACCGGAAGAATACAGACCGGAAGCTACACCAATAAGGACGGTCAGCGAGTATATACAACCGACATTGTTGCGGAGGACCAAGAGTTTGCTGAGAGCAAAAACGCAGAGAGCGGCAACGCAGGAGGTTATAACACACAGCCTGCACCGGCACCACAGTCGGGGAATGATGGATTTATGCCTGCAGGAGACGACAGCGAGTTACCGTTTGTATAGGAGGACGAAGGATGAAACAGTACACATTGAACAGAAAAACATACAAGGACGTTAAGAGAATGGATCATCAGCAGATGGATGCGTTCTGTAAGAATTTATACAATGCAGGTCATGCGGACGGCATGAAGGATGCGGAAGGTTTGACCGAGGATGAAGTGAGAGAAGTTATCCTGGGCGTGAAGGGCATCGGGCCAAAGAAGGCAGAGGATATTGTGAACGCTCTGACTGCAGCACAGAGAGAAAGGAGTTAGTTGACAAATGGATAAGAGTAAAGTATATTTAGAAGTACCGGAGTTCACTGGCGAAAATGCACCGGTGGCAGTAGCGGCAAGAGTAATGAAAAAGGATCAGCAGTTTATACGCCAGGGCATTATCCTTGGATTTCTGAAATTCGGAGTTGCTTTCAAGAAGGAAGGGAGCAGCCAGTACGATTACTACATTTCCCCGATGAAGTTTTGGGAAGAGACAGGTTTTGTGTATGCCGGAGAGGAATGCTAAATAAGCCGTGAGAAGTGCTGAATAGGTATAAAAATTGATGAATAGGAAACATACAGGCAACAAAAACGCCAGCGGATGCGATAAATACGTGCATTACTGTTTCTGTACAGCAGGCTTCTGATGAGGGCAAATTCTAAATAGAAAGCTTGATTTTATAGGCTTTTTGGAGAGTCTTTGGAGAAATCCGAAGGCTCTTTTTTTTATAAAAGTGTATGTGGACGAGAATAATATTGAAATGTCCACATCTCGTCCACGTAAATTTAAAATGTGGAGCTGACTTGAAAAAGTAAATTCCAGTGCAAGAAGAGGAAAAATCGTAAAAAATAGGGGCTGTAAAATAAGTCCCTAATATAAGAAATGCCAATTCCGGCAAA